GCACCTGTCCCGATCAGGACGCAGTGCTTCAAGCACAAGGCTGGGTTCGTGGAGAACGAGGAGAGCCGCCGCTACATCTCCAGCACTCCCGAGCTATACATCCCGGCTGTCTTCCGGCGCAAGCCCGAAGGTTCCATCAAGCAGGGCAGTGGTGAAGCACACCCCGAGTCTCGCTTCTGGAAGGAGGAGTACATCGCAGTCTGCAACGACGCGCTCCGACTCTACGAGGACATGATTGCCGAGGGTATCTGTCCTGAACAGGCCCGCTTCGTTCTCCCCCAGGGCGTCCAGGTCAACTGGTACTGGACCGGCAACCTCGCTGCCTACGCCCGCTTCTTCAACCAACGCACCGACTCCCATGCCCAGAAGGAGATCCAGCATCTGGCGCATGAAGTCGCATCCTTGATCGCCCCGCTGTTCCCTGTGAGTTGGGCGGCTTTAACACGCCTGGAGGTATCCACTGGTGGATGAATTCGAACTGATGATCGACCCGATCAAGAACCGTATCGAGGATCTCGTGAAGCTCTCCAAGGCCCACGATGAGTCCCTCTCCCCCGAGATGAAAGAGATCCTCACGGATGCCGCCAAGCTGATCATGGTGGACCTGATCGATCTCACTCACCCAAGGTATGAGGCCGAACTCGCGGTGTTCCCTGGAGGAAAGCACTGATGTACCGACTCGCCCTGATCGATGGCGACATCTTCGCTTACGAGATAGCCGCCGGGGCTGAGGAGCCGATTCATTGGGGCAACGGTCTTTGGACTCTCCACGCGTGGGAGCCAGAGGCTGTCTCCAGGCTCGACAGCCGCATCGAGGAATTAGCACACAGTATTGGAGCAACCGACTGCCTGATCGTCCTCTCCGATGACGACAACTGGCGGATGGATGTTCTCCCCACCTACAAGCAGAACCGCTCAGGACAGCGCAAGCCGATGCTCCTGAACGTCCTCAAAGATCACCTTCGGAAAAAGCACCACGCCATCTCCTGGCCCCGCCTAGAGGCTGACGATGTCCTCGGCATCCTGGCCTCCCGTCCCAGCGACAACCCCCCGGTGATCATCACCAAGGACAAAGACCTCCAGACCATTCCTGGGCTGCACTTCCTGGCCCACAAGGAAGAGCTGGGCGTGTTCGAGGTGAGCGAGGACGAGGCCGACAAATGGCACCTCATTCAGACACTCGCAGGAGACCAGACCGATGGATACGCAGGATGTCCTGGTATCGGTATCGAGACGGCTCGCAAGGTCATCGAAGAGCAGTACGGCTGGGAGAGCTATGAGCACACCTTCAAGTCCGGCAAGCGGAAAGGAGAGACAGAAACCCGCTGGCAAAAAGTTGAAGTGGACACCGCCTGGGAAGCGGTCGTCGCGCAATTCCATAAAGCAGGTCTGGGTGAAGAAGAAGCCCTGACCCAAGCCCGAGTCGCAAGAATCCTCCGTCACACCGACTTCAATCACGAAACCAAGGAGCCGATCCTATGGACCCCAAAGACTTCCTGACTGCATTCCTAGCCGCTGCCCTTACACGCATGGTGGAGTTCGAAGACGACACCGTCGAATTCGACCATGAACTTGGCGACCTGAAAGCTTGTTTCCGTCTGACCCTGGTTGACCTTGATGCCCGCGAAGAGGAAGAGACCGATGAGTGATATGGTGAACTCCCCCCGTCATTACCAGCGTGCCGCCGACCCCCTCCTCGTCCATGTCCGTGGAGCCCTGCTCGACGATGTGGACTACGTCAATATGGAATGCTTCGACGCCATGGTGAATATGCTCGAAAGCGTCGATGAAATCCGTGGGTATCTGCGGGGTAACAGCTTCAAGTACCGCTGGCGTTATCGCGGCAAGGCCGGTGTTCAAGACCTGCAAAAGGCCAAGTGGTACGAGCGAAAGCTGGAGAAACTCGAACAAGCCGTCAGTGAATATTACCAACTGGAGTCCGTCGCATGAGCCCCTATTCATTCAACCGTGAAGTCCTCAACAAGCGTCTCATCAATGCCATCGAAAAGTACCGTGACCTGCCGGAAGATGCCGAGATCACTCTCAAGAAGAGTGAGCTGCTGAACCTTGCCATCGCCGCCAGCGCAAACGCTGTTCTCGCAGGTGTCGAAGAGTTGGTTCAAGAGGCCTACGAGACCTTCGAGGAAACCCTGAAGGAGCTGGAAGGCAATGCTTGAGCAGCTCGAAGTCGCCATCGTCCAGTGGGCTCACGACAAGGGAATCATGAGCCACGGCACCCCGGTCGGCCAGATCGGTAAGACCGAAGAGGAAGTCGCTGAGCTGCGCGAGGCCATCGAAGAGAAGAACCTCGAAGGCATCATCGACGGCATCGGTGATTCAGTCGTGACCCTCATCATTCAAGCCCACATGCACGGCCTCACCCTGGGCCAGTGCCTCGCCACGGCCTACCTCGAAATCGCCAACCGCAAGGGCAAGATGGAGAACGGAGTTTTCGTCAAAGATGAGTGAGACCTACCACGGTATCACCCTCTACCCTGAACGTAACGAACGCCTCTCAGACCTCGCAGGAGACCTCCTGCGGGGTTTTTACGTTCGGGAGGGTGAGAGTATTCAGGAGGCATTTGCGCGTCCTGCGCTGGCCTTCTCGGGCGGGGATCTGGCCTTCGCCCAGGCAATCTACGATGACGTATCCCGAGGCTGGGCCATGTACTCCAGCCCTGTCCTCAGCAACGCCCCGGCACCTGGAGAGGTCGCCAAGGCGATGCCCATCAGTTGCTTCCTGAGCTACGTCCCCGACAGTCGTGAGGGGCTGGTGGATCACCAAGCCGAGCTGGCGTGGCTGTCCATGCTGGGTGGCGGTGTGGGTGGTCACTGGTCGTCCATCCGTGCGGTCTCCGACAAGTCAGTCGGCCCGATCCCTCACATGAAGATCGCGGACAGTGCCGTCGAAGGGTTCCGCCAGGGACGCACCCGCAAGGGGAGCTACGCAGCCTACCTCGACATCTCCCATCCCGATGTCGCGGAGTTCCTGCACATCCGTCTACCGACCGGCGGGGATGTGAACCGCAAGTGCTTCAACATCCACCACGCCATCAACATCACCGATGCTTTCATGGAGGCCGTATATGGAGGTGATCTTTGGGATCTTGTCTGTCCTCACTCTGGGCGCGTTGTTGATCGTGTGGATGCACGAACCCTATGGCAGTCCATCCTCGACACGCGATTCCGAACCGGAGAGCCGTACCTCAACTTCATCGACACCGCGAACCGTGGTCTCCCCCAGGTACAGCGGGAGGCAGGTCTACGGATCCACGGCTCGAACCTCTGCAACGAGATCCACCTCGCCACAGACGAACGGCGTTCTGCTGTCTGCTGCCTTTCTAGCGTCAACCTCGAACGGTACGACGAGTGGAAGCACGACGAGCAGTTCATCAAGCGGTGGGTGCGATTCCTCGACAACGTGCTGACGTTCTTCATCGAGAACGCCCCTGAGCAACTCAGCAAGGCGGTCTACTCGGCTATGCGTGAACGGGCCATTGGCCTGGGTGCCATGGGATTCCACTCCCTGCTCCAGTCCAAGATGATCCCGTGGGAATCCGCCATGGCCAAGGGACTGAACCTCAGGATCTTCACCCAGATCAAGGAGCAAGCCCTTGAAGCAACTCATGAATTGGCCGAGGAGCGTGGGGAAGCGCCAGACATGGTGGGCACTGGTCGCCGCAATAGTCATCTCCTGGCTATCGCACCAAACGCCAACTCCGGTCTCATCTGCGGAACCAGCCCTTCCATCGAGCCGCTGCGAAGTAATGCGTTTACCCAAAGGACGCGAGCGGGAGCGCATCTCGTCAAGAACCCTCACCTGGGCAGAGTTCTTGAGTCTCATGTCCCCTCAGCCGCGATCCTTCTGGCTATCGGTAGTTCCGCTGACGAATGGCTGGAGGCACAGTGGCAGTCGATCCTACTCAACAATGGGTCGGTTCAACACCTGACTTACCTCTCCGATTGGGAGAAGGATGTCTTCAAAACTGCCTTCGAAATCGACCAGAATTGGGTGGTAGAACACTCGGCTGATCGGCAGCAATTCATCTGCCAAGGTCAGTCTGTGAACCTCTATTTCCCGTTCGGTGCCCAGAAGTCATACGTTAACAAAGTCCACATAAGCGCATGGAAAAAGGGGCTGAAAGGTCTCTACTATCTCCGCACCACTGCTGGGTTCACTGGGGATAAAGTCTCCCAGAAAATCGAGCGGATCGCACTCAAAGATTACAAGGAGGAAGATGAGTGTCTTGCTTGCAGCGGCTGACAACTTACAGCCAGACCTACAAACCCTTTGCCTACCCGGAGTTCGTGAACCACGCCATCGAGCACGAGTCGATGTTTTGGATGGAGTACGAAGCATCCTTGCAGCGTGACGTAAACCAGTGGAAGGACGGGACGATCACCCCGGAGGAACGCAACCACATCACTCAGATCCTCCGTCTGTTCACCCAATCCGACCAGATCGTCGGTGGTTCCTACGTGGATGTCTTCCTGCCGTACTTCAAGAACAACGAAGTGCGAATGGCGCTGCTGTCCATTGCCAATCGTGAGTCCACTCACATGCGGGCTTACGCGCTGCTGAACGACACCCTCGGCCTGGATGAGGCTGAGTATCGGGCGTTCCTTGAGTTCGAGGAGATGGCCGCGAAGGCTGAGTTCATGCAGGACTTCGAGACCGACGAGCTTGGTCCGATCAGCGCCAGCGAGATGGGTCTCAACCTCGCCCGCACGGTCATGAACGAGGGCATGAGCCTGTTCTCCGCGTTCGTCCAGTTGCTCAACTACCAGCGCCCCGAGGCTGGCTCCAAGATGCTCGGTATGTGCGAGATCGTGGAGTGGAGTGTGCGTGACGAGACCAAGCATGTCGAGGTCATGGCAGCCCTGTTCCGCCGCTTCGTGGAGGATCACCCCGAGATCGTCACCGACGAGTTCAAGCGATCGATCTACGAAATGTACCGAACTGGTGTCGATCTTGAGGACAAGTTCATCGAACTGTCCTTCGCACTGGGCGGACCCAAGGCCCTGACCAAGGACGAGGTGAAGCAGTACATCCGCTTCATCGCTGACCGACGCCTGACCCAGCTTGGACTCAAGGCCAACTGGGGCATCGAGAAGAACCCTCTGCCGTGGGTCGATCACATCATCTCCGGTGACACCCAGAAGAACTTCTTCGAGGGTCGAGTGACCGACTACAACCACAAGGGCATGGAGGGTGATTGGGGGTGGGAGTAACACCCCCTTCCCAATTACCACACAGTCTTGGAGAACCAAGAGGGAGTCTATCTAGGAGATTAGATGAATAACATTCCCCCTATACCCCCCAATCTCTTAGAAGCTCTTGAAGAGATGTACCCAGAGCGTTGTCCTGAACCCTCCTGGTCTGACCGGGAGATATGGATCCGTGTCGGTGAACGGCGGGTGGTCAGGAATCTCAGGCGTCTCTTCGAGGAGCAGAACGAGAACATCCTGAGGACCACCCATGTGCTTGACCAAACCGCCCAAGATACCTGAGCCAAAGCTCCCCGCCCCGGCAGCACCCGCTCCCGAGCAAGCCGCCATGAGTTTCAAGATCGGTGACGAGGAGAGTTCTCACGGACGACTCCGAGCCAGTCAACGTAACCGGAACTCGCTCCGCATCGACCGCAACAAGTCCAACGCCCAACCAGCCTATCGCATCTGACCATGACGATCCCTCAGTACCTGAGGCTCGATCATCTGGTTCCCACCCCGCTTACACGAGAAGAGGTCCGACCCTTCGTCTGGCTTTCGATGGAGCAGTACCGACCCACGGTAATCACCGAGTACTCCGGTGCTGTACGAGAGCTAGAGGATCTGGTCGAGACCTCCCTGCAGGATCACCACATCGTCCTGATCAACGGTGAGTACATCTTCGGGTACTACCTGGGTGCCGAGTGGTTCGCCACCCAGGAAACCCTCATGGAGGAGTACCTGATGCGTATCTCGCCGGGGAGTACCTCCCTCAGCGAGGTGTTCGATGTGATCCGCCTGTTGGTCCGCCTCCATGGAGCCAGAGAAGCCCAGCTCGGGCCGAGAGAGTCCCCCGCATTGAAACGCCTGTACGCCCGCCACGGGGCGCAGGAAACCGTAACTACCATGAGGATTGCTTAGTGGCCAAGAAAGTCAAAAAGGCGGTGAAGAAGGTCACCAAACCTGTGACCAAGCTCGCCAGCTCCGCGACCAAGGTGATCACCTCCGCGCTCAAGATTCCGACCAGCCTGTTCGCGCCGAAGGTCGACATCCCTGATCAGAAGCTTCCAGCCCCGCCCGCCCCTGATGCCGAGCAGTACGCAGAAGGAATGTCTACTCCCGAGAACATCGGTCGCCGTCGCCGCAGGGGTGGCCGCTCCGGTCTTCGCATCGATCTGAACACTGGTGGTGGCGGCACCGGAGTCAACGTCGCAGTCGGCTAAGTGAGGAACCCGCATGTCCGATCAAACCGCTGGCGGTCGCTATCGCCAACTGGTCGGCAAGCGCGACCCGTTCCTCCGTCGAGCGCGTGACGCCGCCAAGCTGACCATCCCCGCGCTCATGCCTCCCGATGCCCACAGTGGCCACGACAAGCTCCCGACCCCGTTCCAGGGGTTGGGTGCCCGAGGCGTGAACAACCTCTCATCCAAACTCCTGTTGGCCCTGATGCCGCCCAACAGTCCCTTCTTCCGACTGACCATCGACGACTACACCTTGGAGCAGCTCGTTGAGGAGGAAGGTGCCCGAGCCGAAGTCGAGGAAGCTCTCGGCAAGATCGAGCGGGCTGTCATGACCGAGATCGAAGGCCAAGCCATTCGAGTCTCTGTCGGTGAAGGACTCAAGCAGCTCCTGGTCTGCGGCAACGTGCTGCTCTACCTCGCCCCCGAGGGTGGCATGAAGGTCTTCCGCCTGGACCGCTACATCGTCCGCCGTGACCCCATGGGCAATCCCCTGGAGATCATCGTGCAGGAGAACGTAGCCCCTGGCGTCCTGCCCCCGAAGATTCAGGAAGCCATCCTGGCCCACCATCATGGCCCCAAGAAGCCCGACGACGATGTGGAGCTGTACACCCGCATCTACCGGGACGGGAACCAGTGGCGGATCTACCAGGAGGTCAAGGGGCATGTGATCCCTGGCACCGAGGGTACCTACCCCCTGGACAAGTGCCCGTGGATCCCCCTGCGCTTCACCAAGATCGACGGCGAGGACTACGGTCGCGGGTACGTCGAGGAGTACTACGGCGACCTCCGCAGCCTGGAAGCCCTGACCCAGGCTATCGTGGAAGGCTCCGCTGCTGCCGCCAAGATCCTGTTCCTGGTGGATCCCAACGGCACCACCCAGCACCGCACCCTGACCGAAGCGCCCAACGGAGCAGTCCGTACCGGCAACGCGGCTGATGTCACGGTCCTCCAGGCAGAGAAGTTCAACGACTTCCGGGTCGCCTTCGAGACCATCGGAGAGATCGAGCAGCGATTGTCCTACGCCTTCCTGCTCAACACCGCCATCCAGCGTCAGGCCGAGCGAGTCACCGCCGAGGAGATCCGCTACATGGCCAGCGAGCTGGAGGACGCTCTGGGTGGGGTCTACTCGATCCTCAGCCTGGAACTGCAGCTCCCCGTGGTGAAGCGCATGGTTCACCAACTGGAGAAGCAGAAGAAGATCCCAGCCCTGCCCCGCGACATGGTCAAGCCCGCCATCACCACAGGCCTGGAAGCACTGGGCCGGGGCCACGACCTGAACAAGCTCGACGTGTTCATCTCCGGCATTCAGCAGACCCTCGGTCCCGAGGCAGTCGCTGAGTGGCTCAACGTCGGTGACTACCTGACCCGTCGCGGTACCGCCCTCGGTATCGACATGAAGGGCCTCGTCCGCACCGAGGAGGAGGTCATGCAAGCCCGTATGGCTGCCCAAGAAGCTGCCCAGCAGGAGCAACTCCAGCAAGTAGCGATCCAGGGTGGCATGAACATGGCACAGGAGGCCGTGAAGGCACAGAGCAAATGACCGAAGTGAAGAAAACCACCCGCCGCCGCAAGGCGCAGCCCAAGCCTGAACAACCCGAAACCCCCACCAAGACCGACTCCAAGAGCAAGCGCGTAGAGCTGCCCAACGGTCTCGTTGTCGTCCACCACTGAGGAGAACCCTATGGATTCCCAGACCCTGAACACTGGTGCCAACACCCCCGAAACCGTCGCCGCCCCTGAAGGCCACGACGAGGCGATGATCGCCAAGGTCGAGCAGACCGAGCAGTCCCTGGAGCAAGTCGGCCAGGACGCTCCTCAGGAGAAACTCCTGGGCAAGTTTGACACTGCCGAGGATCTCGCCAAGGCCTACCAGGAGCTGGAGCGCAAGCTGGGTGAGCAGTCCCAGCAGAAGCAGGAAGCTCCGGTCGAAATGAACGAGGACACCGCTTCCGAGCTGATCGTGAAGGCCGGGATCGACATCGATGCCATGGCCGAACACTACGACCAGAACGGCGGCCTGGCCGAAGAGCATTTCGAGGAGCTGGAGAAGGCGGGCATTCCTCGCAGCTACGTCCAGCAGTACCTCGCTGGCGTCGAAGCCGAGGCTGCGCAGGTCCGTGACCAGCTCTACCAGGAGATCGGCGGTCAGGAAGCCTTCGAGGCTATGGCCGACTGGGCACGCGCCAACCTGACTCCGGCAGAGTTGGATCAGTACAACCGTGCTGTGGATAGCGGCGACCTGGAGGTGGTCCGCAGTGCCGTGATGGGTCTGGCCTTCCGCTACCAGCGGGATGCTGGCCGTGATCCGAACCTCGTCGGTGGTGGTAATGGTGCTGGTTCTGCCTACCAGTCCCTGGCACAGCTCACCGCCGATATGAAGGATCCTCGCTACGAGACCGATCCTGCCTTCCGTAATGAAGTCCAGCAGAAGCTGGCCCGTTCCAACATCTTCTGAGGAGACCTAAATGGCATACCTTGATCTTCTGGGGCTGATCGTCCTGGCCATTCATGGTGCCGCCGTGGCGGTGATCAACGTGACCGATACCCCCGACCCCAACACCAAGCTGGGCAAGGCCTATCGCATCCTTGAGTTCGCCGCTGGTCTGGTGACCAAGCGTTCCAAGGACACGTTCATCAGCCGAATCCTCCGCAAGTAATTACCACACAGTTATGGAGAACGATCCTCTCTCCGTTCTCCAGTCTCTCTCCTTGGTTGGTAACACGGCCTCCCCCTCCTCCCTCTCTCGGGTGCGGGGAGGTTCTTTTCACGATCAACACCCGCAAGCCTCTCCCTCACCTATCCCGAGGATGACGCTCAAATGGCGACCTGAATCGACAGGTATCGCCCGGTTGGCCACCGGGAGTGGGTCTCTTATCTCGTACAGGATTCTACCGGCAACCGCCGATAAGGAGGCGATCCTGTATCTCCGAGCTGGGCTACGGTGACCCAGCAAGTCCCAACTCGTCGTGAGACGACACGGGACACCTCTGAACGCGATGAGCAAGCCGCACTGGCAGCAAGGCCGGTGGCTTTAGCTCCAAAAGGATTTCATGCACGAACCTCGGCCCTTGAGATTCACCTGCGGGTGTGTCGATAGGACAACCCTGTGTGAGGGCGTGAATGACTGCTGGGAGCTGATCACTCTCATCAATCGTTCACGAGGTAATTCATGGCAAATGCACTTGTCTCCCGCCTTGGTCAGATCAATGGCGCGGGTGACGTAAAATCGCTGTTTCTCAAGGTCTTCGCTGGTGAGGTTCTGACCTCCTTCGAACAGGCCAACGTGATGATGGGCCGTCACATGGTCCGCACCATCACCCACGGTAAGTCGGCTTAACCCTATGACGAACTGGGCCGACTCTAAACACTCCGTAAACTCGGGGGAACCCCCCAGGGGCAATCCCGAGCCAAGTCATCGCAGTACGCGAGAAGGTGTAGAGACTAGACACGGAGAACCCACAAAACTCTGTAAGGGGTGCAGTCAAGTCAAGCCTGACTCTGAGTTCTACAAGAAAGACAGGAGTACAGGAAGACTCGATGGTATCTGTAAAAGCTGCCGGATCATTAAGAACCGAGAGAAAACTCTTGGCGTAACTGAAGATCAGTATAGGGAGCTTTACCATAAGCAGAGTGGTCGTTGTGGTATTTGTCGTAAACGGTTGTACTCTAAGAGGTACAAACGGTTTGCTGTAGACCACTGCCACACTTCAGGAAAGATCAGAGGCCTCCTCTGTACCAACTGCAATACCGCAATTGGCCTCCTGAAAGACGACCCGAACGCGCTCCAACGCGCTATCGACTGGGTTAAGGTATAGTCCGATCCTCAGAGCAATCTGAGAAAATGGGGAAGCAGTTCCCCGTAATGGGCCGTGCGGACGCCTACTACCACACTCCTGGTGAGTTCATCGCTGGTGGCAAGCTGAAGCACGCCGAGCGGGTGATCACCATCGATGATCTGCTGATCGCACCGACCTTCATCGCCAACATCGACGAAGCGATGAACCACTACGATGTGCGTTCAGTGTATTCCCGCGAAATGGGCAACAAGCTGGCCAACACCATGGACCGTCACATCCTCCAGGTGGGCGTCCAGGCTGCTCGCTCCGAGAAGACCATTGATGACCCCGATCAGTTCGGCGGCTCCACCATCGAGGGCGTGGACAACACCAGCGGTGATGCCCTGGCCGATGCCATGTTCGAGGCAGCCAAGCTGCTGGACGAGAAGGATGTACCGGACGACGGTCAGCGTACCCTCTTCGTCCGTCCGGCTGAGTTCTACGCCATGGCGAAGTCCACCAAGATCCTGAACCGCGACTGGGGCGGTGAGGGTTCTTACGCTGGCGGTAACGTGATCCGCGTGGCCGGTATCACCATCGTCAAGACCAACAACCTGCCCAAGACCAACGTCACTCCGGGTTCCCTGGAGGCGGGTACCAACGACAAGTATGCGGGCGATTACACCAACACCGTTGGTCTGATCATGCACCCGTCTGCTGTCGGTACCGTCAAGCTGATGGACCTGGGCATGGAGTCCGAGTACCAGATCAACCGTCAGGGCACCCTGATGGTCGCCAAGTACGCAGTAGGTCACGGAATCCTGCGTCCCGAGGCTGCCATCGAGCTGTCCAAGGCGGTCGCTTAATCCCTAGTGACACCCAAGGAGGGCCGATTTTTCGGCTCTCCTATTTTTTTCTAAGGAGGAGCCATGCTCTCACCAACGACCGAGTTGGACGCCATCAACACCATGCTGGCCTCCATCGGTGAAGCTCCCGTCAATGCGGTGGAGGATAGCGGTGTCGTTGACGCAGTCATGGCCCGCAACACCCTCCGAACCGTTTCCCGTGAAGTCCAGGCTCGCGGATGGCACTACAACACCGAGAAGGACTACACCCTCACTCCCAGCTTCCCCGAGAAGCATCTGGTCCTGCCCAGGAACGTACTGCGGGCAGACACCGTGGGAAGTTACCAGCCCATCGATGTGGTGGTGCGAGGGAATCGTCTGTACGACCGCCGTCGACACACCTTCGAGTTCGACAAGCCGGTCAAGGTGGACATGATCGTCCTGCTGGACTTTGACGAACTCCCTGAGGCAGCACGCCTGTACATCACCCTGCGCTCCTCAAGGATCTTCCAAGAGCGTGTGGTCGGCTCGGCAGACCTCTCCCAGTTCACCATGAAGGACGAACTACGTGCCCTGGTCATGATGCAGGAGCATGAAGCCGACACCGCTGACTACAACATGCTGACCGACAACTATGCCGTAGCGAGGGTACTGGATCGATGAGCCTGATCTCCACCACGATCCCGAACCTGATCAACGGGGTCAGCCAACAGCCCGCTGCGCTACGTCTTGCTTCCCAGGCCGAGGAGCAGATCAACGGCTACTCGTCCGTAGTCGAAGGTCTCCGCAAGCGTCCAGGGTCCAAACACATCGCCCGTCTCCAAGGGGCCTCAGGGAACGCCTTCATCCACACCATCAACCGTGACCAGAACGAGCGGTACGTGGTGATGATTCAAGGGGGCGATCTCAAGGTCTGGGATGTGGAAGGGAACCCCAAGACGGTCAACTTCCCGAACGGAAAGGCCTACCTCGCGGGGTCCACTCCCGCCGAGACCTTCCGATGCGTGACCGTGGCCGACTTCACCTTCGTCCTCAACACCAACGTCGTGGTTCGGTCTGCCACCAACACCACCCCCACCCGCCCCTTCGAGGCGCTCGTCTGGGTCAAGCAAGGGGCCTATGGCGGTAAGTACACCTTGAGGGTGGCCGGTCAGACTGCCACCTACACGGTACCCAACGGCTCAGAACCCAGCCACGCCAACAGCGTGACCACCGACAACATCGCCTCACAGCTCAGGAACTCCATTGCTAACTCTCTGGGTTCCGGCTGGACGGTCACGCTATACGGTTCCACGATCTACATCCGTCGAACTGATGGTGCCAGCTTCACGATCAACACCGACGACTCCATCGGGGATAACGGGATCGAGGTCATCGCCAGTAAGATCCAACGGTTCTCAGAGCTACCCGCCCGAGCGGTCAACGGCTTCAAGGTCGAGGTCACCGGGGACCAGTCTTCCAGCTTCGACAACTACTACGTGGAGTACAGCACCGAAGGTACCAGTGATCGGCGGGGTGTCTGGAAGGAGTCCATCAAGGGCGGTGAGAGGGATCGCCTCGATGCAGCCACCATGCCCCATGCCCTGGTGCGCGAAGCTGACGGTACCTTCACCTTCCGCCGTCTGGACTGGGAACCGCGCAAGGTCGGTGACCTGGATTCAAATCCCTTCCCCTCCTTCGTGGACCGTCGAATCAACGACATCTTCTTCCACCGCAACCGCCTGGGGTTCATCTCCGACGAGAACGTGGTGATGTCACGCGCCGGGAAGTACTTCAACTTCTTCATCGGGACCGCCACCGCCATCCTCGATGATGACCCCATCGACATCGGGGTGAGTCATGTGAAGGTGTCGATCCTGCGTCATGCGATCCCGTTCAACCAGACGCTGCTGCTGTTCTCCGACCAGACCCAGTTCCAGCTCGGGTCTGCAGAGATCCTCACACCAGAGACCGTAAGCGTGAACCAGACGACCGAGTACGAGGCCTCCCTCAGGGCCAAGCCGGTCGGTGCGGGACGCTTCGTCTACTTCGCCGTGAACCGTGGGGCCTTCACTGGCATCCGCGAGTACTACGTCGATGGCAGGACCGAGAACGAGGAAGCCGCTGAGATCACTGGGCATGTCCCCAAGTACGTCCCTGGTGGTGTCTTCAAGCTGGCGGTCAGCTCCAACGAGGATGTCATCGTGGCGCTCTCCGATCAGGCACCCAACAAGCTCTATGTCTACAAGTACTACTGGGGCGATAACGAGAAGCTCCAGGCCTCCTGGTCCCAGTGGTGCTTCGATGAGGGCGACCGCATCCTCAACGCGGACTTCATCGAGTCTCGGCTCTACATGATCGTGGAGCGGGCCGATGGGATCCATCTTGAGGTGATCGACCTGGAGCCGGGGGCCACCGAGGATAACTGGGACATCACCGTCCATCTGGACAGTAAGGTGACCCAGGCCAAGGCTTCCCTGCAGTTCCTCGACAACGACCCGACCCAGGTGGATGACGACCAGACACGCATCACGCTCCCCTACAAGGTCAGCGATCCCGGCAAGCTCCAGGTGATCACCGCACCAGGGGGAAGCCGAGTTCCTGGGCGTATCTTCACCAACCAACCGTTCGACAACTCTGGGGCCAACACTGTGCTGATCCTCTCTGGCGACTGGCGGGGGCAGCCTTTCTTCGTGGGTAAGCCCTACGAGTTCCGCTATCGGTTCTCCACCTTCAACATCAAGGAGGAAGCCGTAGGCGGTGGTCAGATGACCGTGGGCGAAGGTCGGATCCAGCTCCGTAAGGTCTCCCTGCTGTACAACCGTGCGGGCTACTTCCGTGTCGAGGTAACGCCTTTCCGCCGCGACACCTACACCTACGTCTTCTCGGGCCGCGTAGTCGGCTCGGGTAACAACATCATCGGTCGAGTCTCCATCGAGGACGGTAAGTTCGCCTTCCCGGTGGCGGCAAAGCACGACCAAGTGACCATCGAACTTGTCAACGACACCTTCCTGCCGTGCTACTTCCTCAGCGCGGAGTGGGAGGCTTTCTACACGATCCGCTCGAAGAGGCTCTAATGCTGACCGTCAGACGCGCAACCCCTGAGGATGCCGTCGATCTGGCCCAGCGCCTCCGAGAAGCTGACCTCCGAGAGATCCTGGCAGTAGGGCGCTCCTCCCCCGAGGAGTCCCTGCTGGCGGGCGTCAACTCCCCTGACCCTACCTACGTTGCCGTCGATGAGGCGGGGGTTCCTCAGATCATCTGGGGGACTCACCCGTCTCACGACCACTTCCTCGGGTATGTCTGGATGATGGCGTCCGACAGCCTAGAGGATCACTGGGTCCAGGTTCTCCGAGAGACGCGGCCCTGGGTCGACCGCATCCGTGGCCACTACCGGGTATTGGCCAATGCCGTTCACAAGGCCAACGCCACCCACATTCGCTGGCTCCGCTGGGCTGGATTCACGTTCCTGCGGGAATACGAGTTCAACGGCGAGCCGTTCCTTGAGTTCGCCAAGCTGATCCCACCGGAGGCACGCTGATGTGTGAACCCGTCTCTGCCGCCATGGCAGCCATGTCGATTGGCTCCACCGCGATGCAGCACCAACAGGCGTCGATGCAAGCCAAGATGCAGACGCAGATGTACCACCAGAATCGGGCCAACTCGATCACCGCCCTGAGTGATGCCTACACCACCACCGGCATCCGCGCAGGTCAGGAGGCCCAGGCAGCCTCTGAGGCTGTCGTTGAGAGAAACCGCCAAGCCATGATGCAAGCTGCCACCGCCAACGTGGCTGCAGGGGAAGCCGGGGTCACTGGGATCTCCGTCGACCGCATCATGGGCAACATCCTCGGTATGGCAGGGCGTGACAACGCCACCACCATGCAGAACCTGAGGTGGACCCAGCAGCAGCTCGCCCGTGAGAACGTGGCGCACCGAGCCACTGCCATCAACCGCATCAACTCCGTTACCCCCGGCATCAAGCCCAACGCCCTGGCCACTGCCTTCCAGATCGGCGCAGCGGGACTGAACGCCTACACCGGCTACACCCAACGTACCGGGAACACCCCTGTAGAGGACTGGTGGGCACGCCGTCAGCAGGGGGCTGATACCAACATCTACGCCGAACTCGGATAGAGGAACTCTCCATGACACGACTTCCAGGTCTCTCCCCCGTGGGGGAGGATCGAGGTTACTCGCGGGAGAAGAGCGGTCGGACTCAGGTGCGCCGGAGTACCGACCCGCAGGTCGCTCTCTCTCCCACCGCCCAGGCAGTTGACACCTTCGTCCGCCCTGCACAGCCCAGGAACGACACCCGACTGGGGCAACTGGCAGACGCTCTAAACACCCTCAACCCTGCCCTGCAGAACTACATCAAGGTCTCCGACGAGCGCCTGATGGAAGAGCAGATGGCGCAGATCGAGTTCTACACCGAGCAGTTCCGAAGGGACCGCGAAGCGGGGGCTGTGACTGCTGCCCAGGTGAAGGAGGTGTTCCCCGAGCTGGTCCCCACCGTGGCCGCGAGGATTGCCCAGAGCATCGCCTCAAGGGACGCCAAGAGCTTCGCCCAGGAGCGTGCCCAAGCGATCCTTGAGGACGACTCCATCCGTCTGGACTCAGCGGCCCGCCGAGCTGCCATGGAGCAGTTCCGGCAGGAAGCCATGGAGATGATCGGGGACAACCCGTTCTACGGCTCGGCCTTCCTGTCGCAGTTCGACAAGACGTTCAACGAGTTCGAGACCGCTTGGATGCGGGAGACCGCCGCCTACCACGAGCAGGTCCAGATGGAAGAATTTTCCAATCTGGCAGCCGAAGCCCTGGCCACTGGCGGTGACCTCCTGGCCCTGGACGCTCAGTGGAAGGAAGGCTCCTCCCTCAACAACATCCAGCGGAATCAGGCAGTCGTCCAGGCGGCGATCAACCTCGCTGCCGGAAGCATGGATCCCTCGATCCTCGACCGCGTCCCAGACCGCTTCCTGAACGCCGAGTCCAAGGCTCAGTTCCTGCAGACGCAACAGGCGATCATGCGGGCCGAGCATTCCATGTGGTCCCAGCGTAAGGAGCGAGCCGAGTACGCCCGCACCCTGGCGATCCGCAATGCCCAGGCGTCTGTCCTGCAGCGCATGTCCGCCGGGGAGCGAGTGAACCCCCTGGAGTTCGTCAATATGCCCGAGGTGGCTGCCTTCGTGGAGAGCTGGAACAACAAACCTCTCCTCGATCCCATCGGCAGCAAGTCGGCTGCCCAGCGACTGGAGCATGGCATCCTGGTCTCGGCTCTAACCGGCGACCCTCAGGCAGCGTTCAGCAACGACCCTGATGCTCAGGCCTTCTTCGCCAACCGGTCAGTCACTCGGGATGCCCTGGCCGAGCATATCGCCAGCCGCAACGACCTGAACCCGCAGGAGGCTGTCCAGCTCCTCGACCGCCTGGACATCCTCTCCGATGGTCAGAACCTGATGCAGCACCCCTCGGTTCAGAACCAGCGGCAGGTACTCAACCGCCACTTGAGCGTTCTGGAGAACAGCCTCGCGCAAGACCTCGGGGGCTTCATGGAGGGTATCAGTCTCACCGCTGATGCCGAGCTGATGTACCACGACCACATCATCAGCTCCGTCATGGACCACCTACAGGAGAACGGCTCCCTGCCGCCTTCCCACATGATGAGCCGCTTCGCTCGAGAGGCCCTGGAAGAAACCCGCAACTTCATCTCCGAGGAAGCTCGGATCATGACGGGTGCAGTGCAGTTACGTCCTCAAGGTCAGCAACAACCCCAGCCCCAACCCTCAACCACCCCCACCACTGATCAGCCCCTCTCAGGCGTGACCGTGACCATCAATGGCCGCGAGATCCCGCTGGAAGAGTACGAGCAGATGTTCAGTGGCAGCTCCAGCGATCCAGTCGAGGAGGAGCCGCCCCTGGTTCAACCTCGCCGTCCCTCTCCCAGCTCAGGCCTGATGGTCGGGGATGATGGAACCGTTCGGAGAATCAACTGATGGAGACCATGACGATCAACGTGGATGGCATCGAGCTGAACCTGCCCGCAGGGACCAGCCCAGATGAGATCCGCAGTTACGTCGAGCGTGTCCGGTCCACTCAGCAGCGTAGTGCCCCCCTTGAGGGGGACTACCTGCCAGCCCGCCGGGACCGCGACTACCGTCCCTTCGGGGAAGTCGGTGAGGACATTGATCCCGCCACCCTGGTGGAGAACCAGGATTGGCTCCGTGCCACGCGCATGGTCTACCAGCTCGACCAGCGGCGTCCCTTCGAGGGCACCGACGAGGAGCTGAGTGATTGGGGTCGCCGCTACATGGCGTACTTCAATTACAACATCTTCCAGACCGGGATGATCTCTCGGAACATCATCAACGCCGACCAGCACACCAAGGAAGCGTTCCTCCACATGATGGACACCTTCGATAACACGAAGATGTCCTGGCAGGGAGCGGGTAACGCAGCCCTGGCGCTGGGTACCGACCCCACCACCTACGTGGGTCTCTCCACGTTGGGCCTGGGGAACGTCCTCAAGGTCGGTGCCGGTCAGGCCGGAAGGCAAGCGGTAAGGCAACAGCTCATGACCAGCCTGGGACGCACCGGGGTAGTCGCTGCCGTCGAAGGTGGCGTCTACACCTACGCCGACGACCGGATGCGGCAGAACGTGGAAGTCGCGGCTGGGCGGATGGAAGAGCGTGATGGGATGCGCTCACTCAAGGCCACGGCGACCGGTGCCGCTGCCGGTGCTGTCCTGGGCACAGGCCTGGACTTCGGCCTCTCCCAGGTGGGCCAGCGGTTCGCCCG